GAGGTCCAGAGGCGCTGCTCCTTGATCTTCTTCAGGCGCTTGTAGGCGACCTTGGTGGAGCCAGCGCTCTCGCCCGTGTTGAGTTCGACCTCGGCGTCGGTCCACGACATGTGGTCGATGCTGAAGCGCCACGGAGCCTTGATGGTGTCGGTCACCTGCGGGTTGCGCCAAGTGAAGACGTCGTTCGGCTGGTAGTGGTCGTAGGTGCGCGAATCATCGAACATGATGACGTCGCGGATCTCGTTGCCGCCCTGAACAGTGACCTCGCTGGCCTTGTTCTTGAGCAGGCGGGAGAAGGCGTAGGTGTTCTTGACCGCCTCGTTGATGACGGCGTCGGCGCTGGTCAGGTACGTCGGACCCGTCGTCGCCATGAAGTCGTTGAATGTCTGAATTGAAGGCATTTTGCCCTCCGTTGGTTAGCGTGAAAGAACCTTGCGAACATCGTCGCGGTTTCCGCCGGAGAGCAGGATGTCAAGGGCAAGATCGTCCCTATCCACCTTCTTCGCCGGAGCGCGCGACACGTGCTTGCCGACCGTCGGCTTCGCTACGTTTCGCACGTCATTCGGAGATCCTGCGATTTTCTTGAACGCCTCCCGCATGATCGACTCGACGGAGTCGAACTTTCCGGGATTGTCGCGTCCGATCTGTGCTGCGGCTTCGACGATCGCATCGTAGGCCGGGGCGTTCTTCCCGTACTCCGACTTGATCGACTGGTATGACAACTGCGACTCGTACCGTAGTTCGAGCGCCTTTGCCTTCGCGTCCAACTCTCGCTCCATGCGCTTCTGCATGTCAGCGAGCGGCTTGGCCGCTTCCTCGCCGAAGATCTCCTTGAACTGGGACAGCGGATCTGCATCCGCCTCCTTGTCCTCGGTCTTGACCGAACCATTCGGGGTTTCCGAAGGGTTGGTCTTCTTCGATTCGGCCACCTTCGCACCGAACGCATCGACGTCAGCCTGCCGCTTCGCGGCCTTCAGTCCCCACTCCTTCACCTTGGAAGGGTTGGACTTCAGGCCATCTATGACGTCCGCTGGCACACCATCCCGCTGCAAAGCCTTGAGCGCCCTATCGTATTCGGCGTCGGTGACAGGTTCAGGTGCGGCATTGTCCCGCGTCGATTCGGGTACGTCGACTCCGAGGAGTTTATCGAGAACCGCGTCCATCTCAGTCTCGGAGTTGTCCGGAGCAGTCTCCTGCTTCACGGCTTCCTCGACCACGGGCTGCGGCTCGACGGATTCCTCGAATGCTTCTGGTGTGATGGGTTCTGGCATTTCAGTCCTTCACGTAACCATGCCTCGCCATGATGTCGCGTTCATGGCGCTTCGACTCGATGATCGGCTTGCCACCCCTTGCAGTCTTGCACCCGGAGAGATTTCTCGGAAGCGCATGACTTACGTACGGGTACTGCGACCTGTTGGTCGCCGGATCGACCTGCACCGACATGCTGGCGATGCGGGTCAACTCCTTGCCGTCACGAGTGATAATACTGCCGATGGACGGTGCGTCACGCATCGGCATGTCGATTTCCACCACATTTCCATCAGTATCTTGAAACTCGTACTTCATGCTCTGTTCGCCGCGGCCCGGAGTCCGGCAATGCTGCTCGCCGGAATCGGACTGGGCTCTCCCATTTCGTTCATTCGCGGTTGACCCGGCGACGGCATTTGCCCGACTCCGGCAATGGACGCCATTGCGGCGTTAGTGGCGCCTCCGGTGTCGATGATGTCCGCAAGGTGGGGAATGTTCATGGCATCTCCGACGACGGAAAGGATCTCCTTCCACTTGACGTTCGGCATTGCCATTGCGGCTTGTGCGACCGTGGTGGTGATCTGGAGTAGTTCCATCGCGCGCTTCTGCACCAGAGCCTCGGATACGCGCTCCATGCTGTAGGCGTCCACGGACACCTCCATATCATCCCACCCGGAGAAGCCGACTCCTCCGACGAACACGGGTTCCGGCTCGTACAGGGCGTTCACTCCCTCCTGTCCGAGCGGAATTGACACACGGTTGTCATGCCACATGTACCACATGACCTTCCGGGCCATTTCGTCGATGGCATCCTGAAACTGCCTCTTGAGATGCGACATCCGCATCGTCGCGCTCGACTCGGCGACCGCGACTTCGGTAGCCGTAGCGCTACCAGAGATGTTTCCGCGCATGGCGTCGTGGATTCCGGACACACGGTCCAGTCGATCCTGCGCCATCTGGCTGTAGTTCACCTGCTGGGAAGTGATGCCTCCGACCTCTAGGTTCACGACGCGGTCCTTGTCGAGCGATTCGGACAGGACGATGTAGTCGTGCGGTCGGTCCTTGAGGTCTTGAGCCAACTTGTGATTGCGGCTGTCGACCATGACCAGACGCTTGTACGCGGCCGCGCTCGAACGCATGCTGGTCAGATGGGCATTTAGGTCCTCGACCTGCGACTGAATCGCGACAAGCGGGGAAAGCGGGTACGGGTCGTCCGGAACGGTGTATACGCCGAACAATGTGTACGGGCCATTCCGGGGTCCATAATACGGAATGGGCTTCCGGACGAACCCGCCCCACTTTCCATTGGATTTGCCGTTCTTGACGACCGTGTAGATCGTTCCGCTCACCATCGACTGCCCGGTGATCTTGTCGGCCAGTTCCGATGCCAAGTCGTCGATTTCCGGAACCCAGATCTCGTATACCGTGATCTCCTTCCGGTCCTCGACATCTCGTTCTCCGGGTTCTCGGACCTCGTCGAGATCCGTGTTCACGGCGATCGTCTCGATGTATTCAGCATCCCAAGTGTCGTCGATAGCGGCCTTTGCCGCAAGATCTTCCTTGTCGACGACGTAGCAGTGCCCCATGTACCGCGCATCCTCCCAGTGCGTCGCCGCGGGGTCGATGAAGAATCGCTCCGGGCTGATCCGGTAGATACGCGGAAGGTACGGCTCCTGAGAATCCATGCTCCGCTTCTCGCCTCGCGGCTCGTTCACTACGAGTCCCACTCCCCAGCAGAAGAGCATGTCTGTCGCGATGCGCTCCATCGTCCTGCGCAGGTTGGTCACGCGCGCCCACCTGTTCATGGCGATCTGAAGACGCTTGCCGACAAGGATCTCCGCCATCGGGGACCCGGAGCGGACACGAAACTTGGGGTTGTCGTGGATGATGCGTGGAAGAACGAGAGACACGTATTCGTGAGCGAAATTCTCCGGATCGTCGATCTGTCGATCGGCACGGTCATCCCGGTACGCAGGGCCGTGATACCGCTCGACCATCGGACGCATGATGGAGATGTGGCTGTCGCGGAACTTCTCCGCGCTTTCCACTTCCCTGCGGAGATTCTGGAATGACGTGTCGATCATCGTTCCTCCTCAGCGGTGGTATCCGCCGCCCTTGGCTCCGCCATAACCGCCGCCCTTGCCGCCGCCCTTGGCTCCACCAGATCCCTTGCGACCGTTCGCAGATCCGCCCTTCTTCGACTTCTTCATCGCTTGCTCCTGTTGTCAGGCTTCTGTTGGCACTCTACCGTGGAAGCCTTTGCCACGACGGAGTTTACGAACTGCATGAGGCGCTGCGCGTCCGCATTCTCAATGCGGTCTACGTCGCGCGTGTCCGTGTACTTGACGTGAGCGGTCGTCCCGAAGAACGAAATGCGCTCGATTCGGTGCAATGGAACGAATACCTGCTCGGTGATCGGGACAAGCATCAGCGCTTCCTTGCCTTCTTCTTTGGCAGCGACTTCATGTTCGGCGTCTCCTTCGCCCATCGCTTTGCCGTCTTCGGCATGGTGGCGAACATGTACTTTTGCTGGGCCTTGGACTTGAACGGCATCAGGTTCTCTCCACGTGTTTTCCGTAGAACTCCATGAAATCAACGGTGAACGACTGCCCTGCGACTCCGGATCCGCCGGTGTTCTTGTCGCGAATTTCGGCGCCCGGAACCATTTTTGATCCTTCAAACATGGCACCAACGCTTCCATTCCATTGCGCCACCTGTTGACCATCGGCAAAGAAGTCGACGTAGAGCCAGTTTTCCTGTGTTCGCCTTAGATCCCTGCGAACAAACGTAGTCAGGATGGAATATTCGGTTTTCGGAATGCGCGTGTTGAATGAAAAGATCGTAGCGCTATCGACTATGATATAGGCGCTCCACGTCGTGTCTGATCCTCTGGCGAAGAATCCAATCGCCTGCTCCGCGAGCGTGTCTTGAGTGCTGTGCGATGCCGTAAAGCCAACACCGCAGTACAGTCCAGATGCACTCACGTCCGTCTTGATTCTTGCCGAAAACGAACTCTCCTCGAAGGAATCAAGTCGGAATGACCGATCGACGATTGTTCCGCCTCCGGTCAATGGCCTGCAAAGCATCAACGCGGCTCGGGCTCGCAGAGGTGCTGTCGACGATGCCGGGACCTCGATGGTTGCTGCTCCAAATTCATTAGAAGATGAGTTTGAAATAGACAACGTGGACGTTCCGGCCACCGTTGTTGAAAGTAGCGCACCGAACGGAGTCGTTGACGACACGAAGTCGGAGAACATGATCGTGGTCTTCTTGCTGAACTCCCCGGTCGGAGCGTGAAGCAGAGTCATCGGTTCACCTGCTGCTGAACAATGAAGTAGTCCACGGACAACGCTCCGTTTGCATTCGATCCTCCGGACACGCAGTCCTTGATCTCCGCGCACGGAACCATGCCAACCGACGTTCGGATCGGGGTTTCGATCTTCCGAACCAGCATTCCGTCAATGTAGAACTCCGAAATGCTTGCCTTCGCATCCACGACGACGCGAAGGACCTTGGTTGTATCAACTGTGGCAGTGGTCGGGAATGACACCACGTTTCCATTGTTTATGACAGCGATCGACCAGACAAGCGCGTTTCCAAGGCAGAAGAATCCGACGAAGTCGAGGCCCGGCCTGACATTCGTATCCCTGTTGCACGAAGAAATTCCTACTGAAACAACATGGGTGGCAACGCTGGAAGAACTGACTCTTCCCCGCGCCGAAACCTCAATGGAACCGTTTCCAAGCCTGTACGTGGTGTCGACGGCTGATCCGGCCGAAACCGCAGGAGCCATGTAGATCCCCGAGTACGGGAAAACTCCGGCAGAAGTTCCAGAGGAGATCCCAAGAACAGCGTTTCCAAGTGCATTAGCCGTTTCGTTTGACTGCGTCGCAGTGCCGAGTGCGGCAGACGTGTTGTATGCGAATGGCGACGCATCTGTCGTAAAGTCGCCGAACAACGTGATCTGACGGCGAGCAAAGTCGCCGGAAAATGCCGTGAACTGCGTCATTCCATGCCTCCTTCGATGAGCGGAGCGCTGCCCCGCAGGATGTCCTCAAGATTTTCCGAGCGCCTGCGCAGCCGCTCGATCTCGTCGGCGGCTTCGCGCAGATCGCGCGACCACACCGTCATGGCGGGAGCGGTCTGGCACTTGCCAAGCAAGTCGCGGAGCCGGATCACGATGTCATTCTGGTCGCTCAATTGCCGTCCTCCTCACTGCTGGGGTCCGTGGACCCTTCTCTCGTGCTCGCGCATCAGCACCGCGATGCCCATGCGAATGACATCGGCGAGGCTCACGTGCCTGCGCCACTCACGCTCGTACAGCCGCGCCACGAGACGCATCGACTCGTGGGAGTCGACGTCCACGCGGATGGTCTTCGTCGGCTTTCTCACCGCTTCGCCCTGTTCGCCGACCGCGAGGTCACGCGCAGGTTCGACCTGCGGTTGTCGCGCGGGTTTCCATTCCGGTGGTCAATGTCCTTGCCGTCGCCCTTGCTGACGCGGCCATCGCGCTCCGCAGCGCGTCGGACCTTGTTGCGTGACGCGCGATCCTTCTTCGACGCGGTCGACGAGTGGAACTTCGCGTACTCGGCCTTGTAGTCACGAGGCATGGACAGGCTCCTTGAAGCAGTCCCAGCCGTATTCCTTTGCAACATCTTCTCCCCACATATC